ATCGACGGGGTCAGTAACATGACCTCTTTTATTGTCCTAATTTGTATCATTATTTTATTGTACATTTTCCTTAAAAATACTATTAATCATGCCTAACATTTCGTCTGAGTTATTATCTAGAATTTATAATAATGCAAGGACGCAGGGACGCAAGGACGTATATAAAATTAAACCTATTCGTAACCATTACAACTATCACCTATTTGGCTAATGTCACACACTAATCAACCAGAGTATTACACTATTAACTCAGTATGTCCACATGATGGTAGTACTGTATGTGTTGGTATCTTTGAAGACATGGACGCAGTGAGTTATAGACTCAAGCGTATGTACACATCATGCGGTGATGAATACCGTGTTGAATGTCATCACTTAAGCACAGCAGAATCAGAAGCTGAAGCATACAATGAGCAAGTAGTTTCTCGTACTAAGTATAAGAAAGATGAAGCAGAGAAGGCAGCAAAGTTAAAAGAATATGATGAATGGAAGGGACAGATTAAAGAAGATCTTAAATTACCTGATATTCAAGCAGCATATAAAACAGTTGGAGTATCAACATGAAACCTGAATTAATTAAAGCACTACTATCACATGCTCAAGGTGAAATCAGTTATCACAAAGCCAATGTTCATGTATACCTCAGTAATCCTGTTGGCATTGGTGAACATTCTGATGTTATGGGAGCTATCACAAATGAACTAGAAAAGATAGCATATTATGAGGATCAAATACATGTAATAGAGAAGTATTTCAAATGATAGTACCTAATTACATACATCATTCTAAGAAAGAACTTAAACGTACACTTAAACCGCAAGCTTTGCGTCAAGCAAAGAAGCGTACTAAATCCCTTATTAAACACTTAAATTCACAATCGAAACCATGAAGTATTATGTTAAGCTTGAATCTGGCAGAGATTTTGTCTTTGAAGGTTCAGAAGATGTTGAACAAGCTGCTTATGATGCCTTAGACGAGGCATGTTTAATGGACGATTACCTAGTAGATATGGAGCCTATTGATGTCTAATAAAAAGAGATATTTCCCTAATAAGTGTGCTAAACTTAGAGCCGTACCAGCAGAATACTTCGAGCCTATAGAGTATGAAGACTTTATGAGTTGGAAGATAGGAGGATGGATGATACCAAATGAAGTTTTGTGTATTATTCGTGAAGAAAACCCAAAAACTGGTAAGATTAAGGAGTATACTTATAAACGTGAGCATTCTGCTAAGAAAAAAGCAGAAGAAATCATGGACGCAGGCAATTCATTTGTAATATGCACTGCTAACGAACTAAATCACATGAAACAAGAGGAGGACTGGGCAGATGAAGACTATTAAAGATATATATTCCTATGAAAAACAGGCATTAGACTTAATACCTAAAGATCATCCACACTATCAGGAGATAGTAGATCTATTGAATTCACAAATCAAGGACGAATTAGAGGATTATGCCGACACCTGCACAAATCAAGGAGCAAGTTGATCTTGAAAGAAGGCAGATAAGTCATGGACTTAAGAAGCTCAGAGACAACACTAGACAGCTCGAGGAGAAGGAGTATGCATCAGCTAGTGTATATGGTGCTGCAAGCATTGACACGCTGTTACCGCTCGTTGTAGAGTGCATACAGGACACATTCAGTTATGCTATCATTCGTGGTAAGAATGGTGTAGCTTTTAAGGAGGTACATCAACACTTAGCACACATCGAACCATTAGCCTTAGCAGCTATATCATGTAAGGTTACATTTGATAAAGTATTTGGCCGTAAGATTGATAGTAATTTAGCAGCTAATGTATGCGATGCTATTGGTAAGGCTGTAGAAAATGAATGTCAAATGAGACACTATGAGACTGTAGCTCCAGGATTATTAGAACTTATTAAAGAGAATTACTGGCATGAATCCATAGGGACGCATCAAAAAGTTGTAGTTGTAAGAACTATGATGAATAGATGTGAAGTCAAGCCGTGGTCAGCATGGCATAGAACTTTAAGAGTTAAGTTAGGAGGTTGGTTACTAGATCAGATTATGAAATCTAGTATGTGGTTCTTTAAATCTACAGTGCGAGCAGGTAATAAGACTAAAGTGGTAGTATTACCAACACCTGAATTCTTAGAAATCAAGGACAAAGTTATTGCTGAGAGTGAGTTATTCTCTCCAGAAGCATGGCCTATGTTAATTGAACCTAATGATTGGTCTAATGATAGATGCGGTGGCTATCTCTTGAATGAGGTAATGCGAGGCCACAGAATGGTTCGCAGGGGAGATGACGGACGTATACAGGGAGAAAAAACTATTGAATTTCTCAACAAAATACAGAAGGTTGGATACCGTCTAAACCCGTTCACAATCGAAGTTGCAAAACACTTTCAAGAGAAGGGGATTAGTGTAGGTAAATTTATTCCAATTGTAGAAATTCCTCTCCCACCAAAACCAGTAGATATAGCAGAGAATAAGGACGCTAGGAAACGCTACTGTAGACAGGCGGCTCAAGTGATGAATAAGAATGCTAATGCATTTAGAAGATCATGTAGAACTAGAATGACTATGGAAGCAATCAGAAGATTTGAAGATAAGGAAAGGTTCTATATACCTTGGTCTTTTGATTATCGTGGAAGAGCCTACCCTATTCCTGCCTTTCTAACTCCTCAAGATACTGACTTTGGTAAAGCTTGTATAAGATTTGCTGATGAGTCAGTGATGACTGATAAAGCTGTAGATTGGTTAGCATTTCAATGTGCTACAACTTACGGTTTAGATAAGTCAACGATGGAGGAACGACTAGAATGGGTACAGTCTAATATACCTCTCATAAAAAGAGTAGCATTAGATCCTATTCAAAATGTTGGGGACTGGGAAGTAGCAGAAGAGCCTTGGCAATTCCTTAGTGCATGTGAAGAATACTATTCATGTGTCATTAAGAAGAGTCGAAAGACTACAGGATTATGTATTGCTACGGACGCTACATGTAGTGGTCTCCAGATATTAGCAGGATTAGCTAAAGACCGCAGGACTGCACAACTCGTCAATGTGTTGCCTTCTGATAGACCGCAAGACGCTTACAAGGTAGTAGCAGAGGCTGCGAAGCCTCATATACCTTCTTGTCTACATAAAGTATGGGATAGGAAGTGTGTCAAGCGCACAGTTATGACCATACCTTACAATGCAAAACCTTATTCTAATAGATCATATATTAGAGATGCATTAAACGAAAAGGGTATAGAAATTGAAAAAGAAGATCTAACTTTAACAGTACAAGCAGTGAGAGATGCTATGCATAGCGTAGTACCTGGACCAATGGCTGTTATGAAATGGATCGAAACTGAAGTAGCTAAACTAATCAAATCAGGTTCACAATCGTTGTCTTGGGAAACACCATCTGGTTTCGTAGTTGATCAAAAACTAATGAAACATGAGACACAAACTATCCGATTACAATTATTAGGTAGATGTGAATTAGAAATAGCTAAAGATACAGATGAGGTGTCTATTGCTAGGCACAAGGCCGCAACAGCTCCTAATCTCATACATTCTTTAGATGCTTCATTATTACATCTTAGTGTTACTAGATTTGATGCTCCGATAGCTTTGATACATGATAGTGTTCTATGTAGAGCAACTGATATGTCAACGTTATCGAATATAGTTAGAGAGACTTACATGACTCTCTTTGCTAATAAAAATTATTTAAAAGTTTTTGCATCCCATATAGGTGCAATAGCTGACCCGCCGATCATCGGAGACTTAAAACCAGAATCCGTGATTGACTCCACTTATTTTTTCTGCTAAATGGCTAGAACAATACACAAAACTGACAACATAACCCTTGAAGGCTTTCAAGCTATACTAGCTCCTAGTAAGTTTGGGTATTCATTGGCTGCAATAGTTGATGGATCTCTCATTGATACATTAGATTTAGAGAGAACCGATGTCCTTAAATGGGCAGAATCAAAATTAAAAAACCCAAAAAGATCCACGCTCAAACCTGAGCCATGGGAAGAAGTCTCAGAGGGTAAATATAAAATAAAGTTTTCCTGGGCTGAAGATAAACGTCCGCCTGTGGTAGACACAGAAGGAACCCAACTAACAGATGCGAAAATACCATTATACGCAGGCTCTACGGTTAAATTGGCATTCTATCAGAAGCCGTATATCCTCAGAGATGGAGTTACCTATGGTAGTTCTCTTAAGCTTGTTGGTATACAAGTTGTTTCAGTAAAAGGAGAAGCAGGTGTAGATACAGGTGATTTAGACGCTACTGAAGTAGCAGAACTATTCGGTACTACATCAGGCTTCAAAACATCTGATCCAAATGTAACACCCACAAATGAAGAAGAAGAAGAAGACTTCTAAATATAAATCAGGTCTAGAAGAACAAGTAGCAAAATTACTAGAAGGACTTGGAGTATCATATGAATACGAATCTTGTAAGATTCCTTATACCATCCAGCATCATTATCATCCTGATTTTATCCTCCCAAATCATGTCCACCTTGAAACAAAAGGATACTGGTCAGCACCAGACAGGCGAAAAATTGCTGCTGTTAAGAAGGAGAATCCCGACTTAGATTTACGTATGGTATTTCAAGCTCCTTTTAATAAGATAAGTAAAGGAAGCAAAACAACGTATGCAAAATGGTGTGAGAAACACGACATACCCTGGACTAGCTTTCACAACATACCACTCGACTGGTTAATCTAATGACCGAGAACGAGTTCGTAAGGCATATACCTTGCGACAAATGTGGCTCATCAGATGGAAATTCTCTCTATTCTGATGGGCATACTTTCTGCTTTGTTTGTCATAACAGAGTAGGAGGTGATGAAGAATTTATTCACAATCGAATGTCGAAAGATGTCACCCTTACAGGATCAGCCGAACGGCTGCAAAAACGAAACATCTCGGAGAAGACTAATCACTTCTACCGAATCTACAGAGACGGAAACACTCTACGCTTCCCATATTTTACAAGCGATGGAGTTCTTAAAGGCGTCAAGGTAAAAAATAAGAAAAAAATATTTACTTATGAAGGGACTTCTACTGATACTTTGTTTGGCCAGCATTTGTTTCCTAATACTGGAAAACGCATCGTTATTTATGAAGGTGAATTAGATGCTGCTAGCGGTTATGAAGCGATGCCTGGATGGCCGATGGTATCACTCCCTCATGGGGCGGCAAGTGCCAAGAAGGATGTACAAAAACAAATCCCATTACTACAGGGCTATGAAGAAATCGTACTCTTTTTCGATTCCGATGAGCCAGGTCGTAAGGCGGCGGAGGAGGCGGCTAGCATCCTACCACCTGGCAAGATCAAGATCGCCAGAATGGAATCGTATAAAGATGCGTCAGACGCACTACAAGCTAACGATGCTGAAGCGATTCGAAAGGCTATATGGGACGCTAAACCGTACAGACCTGATGGTATTATTGAAGGAAAAACGCTTCAAGATTTAGTAACTACACCTATACCACCAGCAGACCATGACTACCCATTCAAAGGGCTACAAGATAAATTGCACGGGATTAGCTTACAACGATTACTAGTGGATCTGGCCAAGGAAAGTCCACATTCTGCCGTCAACTTGCAGTTAACCTACTCACCCAAGGAGTACGGGTTGGGTACCTGGCACTTGAAGAGTCAAATAGACGAACCGCACTTGGATTGATGTCCACAGCTGTAGGTAAAGCATTACACATTGGAGAACATGACCACAAAGAACTCGAAGACGATTTTCATCGTACCCTTGCTGATTGGCATCTCTACTTGTTTGATGGCTTTGGTTCTTTTGACCCAGACATTATTTACAATAGGATCGAATACCTTGCCAGTGGATTGGAGTGTCGTGTTGTATTCTTAGATCACCTCAGTATATTATTGAGTGGTCTTGATGGAGATGAACGACGCACAATCGATCAGACAATGACTAGACTGCGAAGCCTAGTCGAACGTACAGGGATATCTTTATTCCTAGTATCACATTTACGGAGAACAGGAAATGATAGGACTTCGCACGAAGAGGGAGGAAAAGTGTCCCTTAGTCAGCTCAGAGGATCTGCGGGAATTGCTCAGTTATCAGATCAAGTCATTGCCCTCGAAAGAAATCAGCAATCCGATGATGAACGAGATATTGCAACTTTGCGAATCATTAAAAATCGTTATTCAGGCGAAACAGGTTTCGCAGGGAAGATAAAATTTAACTTAGAGACCTCACGTTTTACTGAACATGAAGCTACGAAATCACCAATTTTCAACCCAGCCACGGATTTTTGACGGAGGATATGAACACCCATGGTATAAATATTTGAATAAACCTAACCCACCTACGAAAGAAGCAATTGAAAAGGCCAAGTTTAAAGACAAGACATTCCACTGGGACAGTGGTGTTCGATCTGGAAACAAACGGACTTCTAAATAACGCCACTCGTATCCATTGTATTTCACTCTATTGGGAAAATGAAGACCTACTTGAATCGTTTAACGATGAACCCTATGCGGAGAATCCGAAAGATTTACCGATGGCTTCTAATTACTCCATTACTACAGGAGTCAGTGCCCTCGAAGTGGCTGAC